TTGCTTCTGCGTTTGCTAATTTATAATAGCGGAAGTATTGATTACCAATCGCACCATAGGCAGAGTTAAGAGCAATCTTCTTAGACATCTGTACGTTGTTACATCTTGCGATCTCTTTTTCAAGTTCTTTAGTTGGTGTTTTTTCATACTGTTTCTTTGCCTTGATCATTCTTTTCTTGAAGATGACACGTTCTTTATACATCTTTTCCATTAACTCAGGTAAGAACCCTTTCTTCTCCTTACTATACATTGCACCATTAGCACATATAGCAAAGTCCTTATATAATTCAAATGTATCCTCCTGATTCAATAGTCTTTCTACTGTTGCACTTGGATGTTTTTTATCTTGTAGAGTCTCTGGTGAGATATTGTACTGCATAATTAAATGCGGATATAGTGAGTTAAGATCAAAGGAAACTACCCATTCATATCTACCAGGCTTAGGTTCTTTTACATATGCTCCAGCATACTTCTCGTCTTTCTTGTTACGATCCTTTTGTGGGATCACAATATTTTTTTTCTTTAGGTAATTGTATATGATGGCATCCCATGTACGAACTTGAAAAGCAACGTCAGTAAAATTAATCTTGGCATCATAGGCACGAGTACAACATAAATCAATCAGTTTTAATTTATCCTCAAGACGGTCTACCAGTTCAACGTCAACGATGTTATAATCTACAAACTTTTGCCAGTTCTTTGTATAGAACTCACGGAATGTGTCATACTCACTGTGATCTAATTTCTTTTGTCCAAGTTCCATCATGGCAATATGATCCAATCTAAAACTCTCTTGATTTGGAGTTGCAGGGGATTTTTTGTATAAGTCTAGATAATCAATTACTGAAATGCCTGCAATGTCATATACAATATTATCTCTACCAGCAATCTTAATTTCATTGCGTCTACAAATACCCCAAGGTGACATTCTCTTGGCGTATTTCTCACCCATCAATCTTTCCATCCTACCCATAAGATAGGGGATATCATACAACTCACAGTTCCACCCTGTAATAACCTCAGGCGTATGTCTTTGCCACCAATCTACAAACTTGGTAATCAATCCTTCTTCACTATGACAATCAATATAGATGTGATTCTTTTTATCTGGATCTTTGGTGTAAGGCCTTGATCCAAAAGTAATAATTCTTTTTGTACTATAATCCTGTATTGTAATTAAGAGTAATTCTTCCGCAACATTAAAGACATCGGGGAAACCATTCTCTGCAGCAACCTCGATGTCAATAGTAACTAATTTAATTTTGTTTAGATCAAACTTGATCTCATCCTCTGGATATTCTTCTGAAATATATTGATGAACATATCGTTCATTACCATACACATTATAGTTTTGCACCTGTGAATACTTATCTATGAACTCTCTACAATCTTTTATTGTGCCTGGTTTGATAGGATCTACTAATTGACCATCAAGTGTTTTCCATTTACTTCTCTTTCTTTTTGATGGCACATAAAAAGTAGGGCGAAAATCAACCCTTTCTTCAAAATGTTTTCCATTGTCATATCCCCTGACCAACATACTGTTGCCGATCTGGAAAACATTTGTATAGAACTTCATGTTGTAGCTACTTTCAAATATGAATCCACTAATGATTTGTGTGGTTCAACCAATGTCAATATTTTATCAGAACATATCATAATGTCAACATCATCAGTTACCTCACCTAACCAAGGTGACATTTCTTTTCCCTCTACAACAAACTCATCTAACTTATATGGAGATGTTAATTTACAATCAGGTTGACCAATATCTAAAGCAGCAACTTCTTCTATCCGTGAAATAATAGTTTCACCACTAACCAATACTAGTATTTTAATTTCCTGTTCCATTCATTCTTGCCTCATAAGATTCCTTAACCATCTTCTTTGGTTCTACTATAGCCACAACCCAACTAGGATCAATGGATATTTTCTTTTCATCAGATAAAGGCATAAAAGGATAATACTGAACACTATATTTAGTTTCTGTATCTGTACTATCTTCAGTAAGTAAAACAGGGTCTTCGATCAACTTACAGCAGTAAGCATTTTCTAAAACTATAAAGATGGGTTTATCATTTTCATCTACAAGTTCTTTTACATCTGCTATTACTTCTTCGTTAGATTTTAGTAGAACAAGTTTAACGGTCATCTTATTTATTTTGTAAAGCGGATGGATGGTATTGCACCACCGTCTACAAGTTGGAAACCTGTCGTAATACTTTTATACGACATCCGCATGTGGGAGGTTGGGCTCCTGTGTACCAACAAGAGGCGGGCATTTCTACAGTTTAGAAATACACCTCAGCCTACGACCCGATTGGTAAATCGATTCTACTGTTCCCAGCAGCGGGCACCACCCCTGTCGCATCACCTTAACCAGCTATATGCCAGTAAGTTTATTCAGTCACTCCCTATGTGCTGATCAGGCACATTTATATAATGACATAAAAAAAGGGGTTTGTCAACCCCCTGTGTATTATTGAAAGGATATCTTGAGATATACCCATTTAGCGTAGTGAATTCCTCGGTAGCAGAGAAGTGCAAACACCTCATCTGGATCGTGAATTTCTGGATCGAACTCTGGCAACGGTGGGTGTTGCCATGTAAACTTGATGTTTAACATTTTCTTAACCTCCTGTAACATATTTATGTTACGAGATTCTGACATTAGGTATTGTTTACTACATCTTTACAATTTCTACCAATTCACTATCTCACCATAAGAAACATCTCCAGCTATCATACATCTACCAGATACATCTGAATCTGGCACATAATGAGTTTGATGTCCACCGAATATTATCAATCTACCCTCTGTAACCTGTATAGATTGTTCATCTATAATTAAAGGAGCACATCCATCTGGAGTTCTAAGATAATATCCAAAGGATAAAGCAAAGGGAAAATGATTGTGTGGTACAGTTCCGTAACCATCACCATATAACATACCCCAATAATCAGCTATCTTGAATTTCTTAGAGGACTCTGGACTAACATTGTATGCAGAGTTAGTCCATTTACAAAACTCATGCACAGATTCTACAAGAAGAGATTCTATCCAACCGAATAATACATTATGCTCTGTGATATCTCTCTTGTCGCCTGATTGTGGAGGTGTTCTAAAACATTTGGTATCATCACCTATCATAAGACTTGCCTTTTCTTCTACCCAATTAATGAGTGGCAACTGTATCAGATCATGATATGGGCACTCATATACTTGAGGTTCAAATGGAGCAGTAAGCCCAGGCAAATGATTATACTTTAAATCTTTATCCATCTACTCGGATTTACTAAACAAAAATTACCAGACTCTTTTCTGGTGGTAATTAAAATATCATATGATATTGAATATCTATTTGTTACACCATGATACTCTCTAACTTCATGATTCAAAGTGGACGGAAAAATTACTAATCTATTTTGAACTGCGTTATAGTATCGTGTCCTTGAACTGCCATATGTTGGTTTGACATGAAATATAGGTAATCCAGATAAAGTATTTGGTTCTGGTGAATAGACCACCAGCTGTCCTGTATCATTATCTTTCTCCGTTCTTACATAAAACACTGCACTAAAATGTGATTGGCAATGATTATGATACCCAACCCCTCCACCATTAACACATACTATAGGCCATGATTGTGGAACATATATGTCTGAGCCTGGATGAATGTCAGTTGGTTCTAGTGTAGCACCCAGTTCCTCTATGTATTTTTTAAGATGAAATGATATCTGTTGTGTTACCCAAGAGAACTCTGGTTCTGATGATATTTGAGAATCACCTAATATTTCTCCAGTAAAACTTGGAACAAATCCAACATGCTGTACATTCTTATGGTAAAATTTATCAATATAATTTACCATACCTACATGTACATCATCAGGAGTATCTAAATCTGCTTGATATACTGTAGTAGGAAATAGATAATCAATCATTTTATTATTCTATCACATCCCATGTGACATGTCCACTGCCGTCATCACTTGAGGTAATTGATGTATCCGTGTCTCCGCCATAGTAATCCTTCAATGCTATGTTACCTGAGATGACTAGTCTATTCAAAGACTCATCTTTCACATTATCTACACCGTGCATAAGCCATGCAGGCCATGCCAAAATATCTCCTTGTTTTTGATCAGGGTATATTTTATTATCATCATTGTCTAGAAAATAAAAACATTTCTGTTCAGAACAATTAAGTATATGAGTGAAAGAAATTATTTCTGTACCACCAAAATGAGAGTGAGCGTCATGAGTATCAGTTTTAGAATTGTACATCTGTACCCATAGATTATAGTAATATCTACTTCTTTTAAACATACCCAAATCTTTCATAATTCCATCTATGATATCTCCATAGTACGGAACTAGTATATCAGAGAAGGTTGTTGATCCAAAGCCTTCAGCGTATGATGTGTAAAATTTTTTCTTGTCTATATGATTCTCTTCTATCCTTTTGAAGATAATAGATTTAAGAGATTTTGGGACAATTTTATTTTCTTGCCATATAATCATAATAAAAAAACCCTCCGTTAAGAGGGTTGATCCATCTCGAACTACTATTATTTATAGGTAGTCTTTACGAGCATGATGTTCTGGAACTACTTTACCTAGTTTGACGGTAAGAAGTCCATCTTTAAATTGAACCTCTCTGACTTCCGTGTCCTCTGATAAAGTCCAATGTCTTGTGAAGTTTCTCTGAGCCAATCCCTTATGGACGTATTCGGAATCGTCCTTTGTCTCTTTCATTCCTTCAACTATAAGTTTGCCATATTCTGTATAGACTTTGACATCCTTTTTACTGAATCCTGCTAATGCAATCTCTAGCCTAGACTCAACATTGTTTATGTTGATTAGGTTGTATGGTGGATAATTCTGTATTGCAGTTGCATTATCAAAATTAAAAAATGCGTTTAGGTAATCATCCATGCCGATTGAATTCTTTGTGATCCTATCCATAAGATCAGGCAAATGTTCAGCATGATACCTTGCTAAGTTATTCATAATAGTTCTCCTTAAATAAGCGAGTGTAGTTTGTGTCCCTTTCGGCGACACTACTATTTAACCATAAAACACAAAAAAAGGGGGTCGTATAAACCCCCATTTGATCTTGGTAATAACCGTCAGTCTGCTTTTACAAAAGCACTTGGTGACGTTTGCACTACTTTTTTCTTCTTACCTATATTGTATTTGGTTTCTAAAGTCCAATCGCCTTTGTCTTTAAATGAGAGAACTTTAATTTGATTTAAAGGAGCAACGTCCTTTATCATTTCTGAATTTACAATAGTAATCAATCCCCAATCAGATAGTAGAGTAATGATTCTATTACGGCGTTGAACATCATTGATAGAAAGGTTTGCAGACTTTCCATCTAGTGCAAATAGTTCTTTAAAATGAACGATATAGTATCTACCTTGCTTATGAAGAATATGGCATGATTGATATATCTTCTTCTCTTTTCTAGAAGCGACACCAATCCTAGTGAGAGTTTCTCTAACTTTCAAGAAATCATCTGGTTCATTTAATGTGACCTCGATCATTTGATCTTGTGACCACTCGATCTCAGGTTCTACAAACCCACTCATGTTGTACCTCCAACGTCAATTTTCGCTTTAATGTAATTCAACTGCTCTTTAGATAATATCTTGAGTGCTTGAATTGCTTTCTCATTACTATAACCATAGTATGATTTGACAACATCAAGGTTCTTGATCTTATCTTTTCGGAGCCACGGAGAGAATCTCTTCTTTTTCCTAATACTATTTAGATAAAATTGATATTGAAGGTCTTTGGCCAAGTGGGATTGCAGATTCATTTCATTAGCAAACATCACTGTGTCAAGATGTCCAGACATACATTTATTGATTATGAATGGAGAGTATTTCTTTATTAACTGGGGATCATCCCTAGTAATATCCTCTTTAGTTAGGTTAATCGAGTTCAGCCAGTCCTTTAGATCTGCCATTTCTTTTATACTGTAGTTGTGATAGTTGTCTTTCTAATTCATATTTAATTGTTATGAGGTTAGAACTTAAATAGTTCTCCCATTCGTTACCTTCTATGAGGTCTTCTAGATGTGCGATGTGTTCTAGAGCGAACATAAGTTTAGTTTGGTCGTTCATTTTCATCGGATAATGTCTATCTCATCAGGATTAGTATTCCAAGTTTCCAACTTAGTCCTTAGTCTTCCTTCATTCTTGAGTTTGGCAAATCTCTTGGTAGCCATCTTCTTCCAGTGTTTGATAATCTCTTCAACTTCAAACCTGTCATAGTTATCTGCTTTGATAGGAGTATCTTGTTCTCCCAGAATAACTTCTCTAGAGTTTTTAAAACCGTAGGTTGACATATAGAATCTCTTCTGTTGGGTAAGATCCTTTGCAGAAAGAATAGCGTCATTGAATTGTTTAATCTTTTCGGTATCACTCAAACATTTCTTGATAATAGATATCATCTTTGTTTGAATCTTTAGTTTTCTACTAGAGGCATCTTCTTTTACCAAACACTTATTATTGTTCCTTGCAGTAAACCATTTGTTTAAATCTTGGAAAATAGAATCATGTATGAGGGGCGTAAAGTTACTTACGGTCAATCCCTTATATCTCATATATGGTTTCAATCCATCATATTGTGATGATGATTTGGTTGTACCATACAGTGATGTGGTTTCAAATAAACAAATATCTGCATTATACTTTTTGTTTAATGTCTCTCTAGCAAGATGAGAACAACATAACATTGCTAGAAGTTTACCACCCAGATAATTATATCCAAATGGTTGAGTGGGAACAATAATAAATCCCATGATAGCGTGTCGATTGAATATTGTTAGCTCTGGTACATTTCCTAACCAATCATTTCTAGGTTTAGAGTTGATAGTAGGAGATCCAAATCTACAGAATCCAATAGTTTTATCTGTATTAGTTTCTTTTACAATCCATTTAAGAGCTTTTCCAGGCACAGATTTCTCTATGGCATGTGATGTAGTAATCTCCAACCTTTCATTAAAGTATTCATTACTAAATCCATTCTTCTCTCCAGCTTGATAGATCTTGATATCCATATCATTAGGGTGCATATCAAAATCAGTGAATAGATCATCTTCAGGCCCCATACCAAATAAAGGTACAGGTAATTGAGCCATACGATCTAGTTTTACATTACGAAGGTATTCATCAATTCTTCCAGTATTAGAAAAATAATCAATGAATTTGTCTGCCGCATAGACAGCATCAAGTTCACTTAGAATCATTGTATAATGGGCATATTATAATCATCAGGTGCAGAAGGTAATGTTTCATATTCATACCTTGGGCCTGGAACAGGCATAGTTCTGGGTACAGGCATTGTAAGAACCTCTATGAGTAAATTAATATCCGCAGATATAGCATCGCCTGTTTCTGCCATTCTACGATATCCATTACCGATATAGATTTGTCCAACAACAACGGCAATAGTTGCTGCACCCCAGAACAGATAGTATCTAGAGGATTTTATTTGTGCTTTAGTTTTAGCAAAAGTTGATTTGGTCATTTGAATTCACACTCCACCATAATTTCGGTCATACATGCCAAGAGATTGATTTCTTGATCTGCCACAAAGGCAATTTGATATTGATACTTGGCAATTATCAATACCGCAGCTGCTATACTAGCACCTTCAAGGTTTTCAAACAAAGAGTCGTAAACACGACGAAGAAGATCAGAAGGATCGTTGTCAAGATTATTAACACACCACTTTCTAACCTCTGGAAACTTTTTGTCCTTGAGATTTTTAATAAGATCTTCTACATTGACAGGAGAAAAAGTTGCAAGGATTGAAGAATCAATCTTACCTCCAACAGAATGTCTTTGACATTCATTCAACACCCTCCGCCAATCAGGAAGATGTTTCATAATGAGTTCAGCAAGAACTCTTTTATCTGCAATAACTTTTTCTGTTTCTAAGATTTGATTTAATCTATTGAAAAACTGTTCCGATATTTCTTTCTTATCTTTACCTTTGAGTGAGAAATCAATTACAGCACATCTTGATTGGAGTGGTTCAATGATTCTATTTTTAAAATTACAAGTGAATATAAATCTACAATTCTTATAGAATGATTCAATATTGGCTCTGAGTAAAAGTTGAACATCATGAGTTGTATTGTCTGCCTCATCAATGATGATAACTTTATGTTTAGTCTCCCCTGTAACCATCAACGATACAGTAGAAGCAAAGTTCTTTGCCTGATTCCTAACAGTGTCTAAGAATCTACCTTCATCAGATCCATTTATAACATAACAATCGACACCAAGTTCAGCACACAATGCTTTTGCAACTGTAGTCTTTCCTATTCCTGGCGGGCCTGATAATAAAAGATTAGGAATCTCTCCTTTCATGAGAAACTCTCTAAAAGTTTTCTTTATACTCTCAGGTAGAATACATTCATCTATAGTTTTTGGTCTATATTTTTCTACCCATATAAATTCGTCACTCATTTCTTCTCCGTCATATGGACGGCTGGTTTGATCATGTCTAGTAGATCTTCCGATGTATGTAATCCATCTTTTCTAGCAACATAATCCTCCCAATCAGCATAGGAGCTTCCCTCTTCATTTTCTTCTTTTATATTGGCACATAGAGTGACCATTGCAATATGCTTAAGAGTATCTACATCCATCTTGTCAACTGTAAATTTACAGTATTCAAGAATGAGTTCTTCTCTTGTAATGTGTTTCATAATTAAAATCCTTTGGACTTTTTCTTAGTCTTTGGTTTGTCAATAACGTGTACAACGGCATCAAATGCTGGTAGTCTACAATTGTTCCACCACCACTCTTGAACCTCATCCCACGATTCTACAATAATAGAACGATCTTTGTGAACTATTTTATAGTGATGTCTGTCAAATGGCAAGTCACTTGTTTGAGAGAAGTAACGTGGATCATTTTTTTCAATTAATTTAGTCATAACCAATTCGGTTTTCTGGATGGGTCACGAAGATAATTAGATGCAGCCCAAGGTTTGCTCGATATATAACGTTTGTAAGCAGTAAAAGTGTCAATGCTTGTGTCATATTTAAACTCATCTGGCCCTGCGAAAGTAAATGATTTTGGTCTGTATGGATAAGGTGCGGAAGGAATAATAGTTGTTGCTTCTTCTAATGTTTTCTCACAACTATGAATCTTACCATAGCGCCAAGAATATTCATTACATAGAGCAAGACCATGTGCAAGTAACCACCATGTATTTTCTAGACAAGCATTTGCCCATATTGTACAGGGATGATTACGAAATGCACCTTTCTCTGTTTTGTATGGTTCACCATTGATGCGGTGTAACTCACCATATCCATGACCCCACTTCTCAGAACATACGATAGATAACATTTGACATGTTTCTAGTGGCATCTTGACAATGTGTTTGTCAGGTAAGCAACGTGCAGATAGAGTTGGTGATGGGTCAGTTACAAAGATGTTCATTCAGATGACCTCCATTCTTTCCTCATTCTAACATAATCCTCAGATTTTGCAACAATGTCTCTGACATGCTTAAATATTCTAGCCGACTCTGCATATTTACAAGTCATATGATCTGGTTCTTGGGGGCGTACATTTCCTTTATCATCGTATTTCTTTCCTGTATGATGATTAGCGTATCGCCTTGATCTGGTAAATCCCATCTCTAGGAATTTACGACACATATCCATACCAATAAAATCTCCAGCATCCCTATAATCTAGGTACATGCTGAAGATTTTGTTTGCAGATTGTACTGCTATTTTAGGAGTTTTGAATCTCCAATGATTACAAATAATGTTAGTATAAGGGCGAACCAATAGTACTCCCTGTTCTCCCCTTCCAATACGATAAAGTTTGCGATTTTCTTCAATTGAAAAGTCAAGCTCTTTGTAATCGAGGTCATAATCAAATTCTTTCATAATTAATCATCATGATCATCCCAAGGGTCGGTCAGATCTTTGTTGTCAAAAAATCCTTTGTATACACCAAACCCAGCTAATAAAATAGTAATGACTGCTATTGAGATGGGCAATGTAATATTAGGACTTACATTGTAATGTGGTATCATTAAACTCTTTTTCTTGAACGTTTAATGGCTATAGTTGATATCGCTGCTGCAGTGATGAATACAACTGCTGCAGAAGCTAAAAGATAGGTGGGGTCAAATACAACGTCAGGTTGTGGTTCCCATGTGCCTGGCAAAGTGTAGACAGATGGATGTGATGCAAAAAACAAAATTAGCCCTCCCATGTGATATCAGGTTCTAAAGCTATATAGTAAGTTAAGTCATACTCAGCAGACTTAAACTGTGACAAAAGTTTACGAGAAATCTTAACCTCATATGTGCCAGGCACAATTTTGATATTCTCTACCTTGAAATTCATAGAGAACTTCTTGTCAGTTTCGCCAACAATAATAGAGAAATCATTAGAGGTATCATTCTTACGATCTAATACAACCATTTTAATTTCTTTACCATCACCAATAACAGATAGATCTGTCAAGTGATATACACCAGCAGCCTTAAGTAGACGATCTAACTGAGAACTTCTCAATGTAAATTCAACATCAACTGTTGGAAGAGTAATTGATTTCTCAGGGGGAGAAACAATCACACTAGGATCAGCAAAGAAATATTTTGATCTTTGTTTTCCTTCTTTAATATTAACATAACTCTGTCCTGTAAAGTTAAGTTCTGGTTCTTGGAACAATCCAAGTGAGTTTAAGAACTGACTTAAATCATATACTCCAAAATCTTGTGGAAAGTCTTCATCTATATTTGCCTCTGCAAGAATATTCTTCATAACACTTATAGTACGAAGTTGATTCCCTTGCTTGAAAAGAATAGATTGATTGATAGAAGCAAAGTTCTTAAGTAGGTTGATAGTTCTATCTGAAAGTTTCATTGGTAGTTTAGTTGCTGTCGTCATTAAAAGAGAAATGATATAGGAGTGTACAATAGTGAATGGCCTTTAGAATATCCTTTCTATTCTTACCATCTTTTTTGCCGAATCTTGAAAGATATTTGATTGCATTGGATCGGCAAAACGCTTCCGCATCTCCAATACTTTCTATAAGATCTAAGGTTTGCATTTTACCCTTATCTCCAGTATAGTGCAATTCGTACGTTTTGGCGATATAATCCTCAGCTTGTTTAAGAATTACATCTTCCTCATACTTAAATGTTTTGGTTATGTATGGGGGAACTGTATTTTGTCCAAAGTGATGAGCTCTTTGATCATCTACATCAGCAAGATAATCAGCACCAAAAGGATTTGGTCTATCAGGATCATTACGAGTGTAATCATACCAATACTTTGAGTGTTCTATATCTTCCGATATTTCAGCAGTGTTCCCATAACCTAATGGCTCCTGACTCATCATATAATCAAATGCCTCGGTGTAATCATCACCATTACATGCTTCCTCATCAGGAACTTCTGGTGGCCATGGTGAACCTGGCGTCCACTCAAATCCTCCACTCTTTGCAATCCAATCAAGGTCTTTATCCCTTTTATCTTCAACATCACTCCAAGGTATTTCCTCGAAGTAGTCTCCTTGAATTACTTCTCTCTTGTCACTAAAAGGCTTTCTTCGAGTAACAGTTTTGCCACCATCAGGTGACTCATAGATGTACTTTTCTTTTTCCATAAGAGGATAGTCTTCTTCAAATGTTCCATTCATAATCGAACCAGCGAGACTCCATGCGTTAACCATAAGTAAATAAGAAATCGTGAACTAAACTATCTGCTTGTTCTTTACCAAACTTCCCTGCAAGATATCCTCCTACTGGATCTAGTTTGGTCATGTAAGCATCAAAGTCTTTGTATTCGCTGGTATCAGTTCCAGACGGTTTCTCTAATTCTACCATGTCTTTGTACTTTGTCAAGTATTGTTCAAACATATCTAAATGTTCATCAACATCAGCAAAGGTACAATATCTAACAAAGATATTCTCAGAGAAGTGATTACCCATTTCAAAAAACCTATAATCTTGTTCTGCCTTTGGTAATCCAGGCACAGAGAATAAAAATTTTTCTTTAGGGTGTTGAAAGTCAAATACAATAATAACTTTCTTTTCAAAAAATCCCATCAAATCCATACCAAAGCAAGGTAGATTACTGCCTGTCTTAGGATAGATTATCGTATTGTAGATACATGATTTATCACTCCATATATCTACTTCTCTAGACTTAATAAAGTATGGGTTGGTATAGGTTCTAGCAGTTAAGTTAGTACCTTTACCTTCCCATGAAGCCCACTCGGACTCAAACTCTAGGTCTGGAAATGTTTTA